AAAACTTTAACTGGAGACGTTGATAATGTTAAAAACTATGAAGTAGAAACAGTTAGCATTGATGTAGCTGCAGCTGGAAAAGTATAAAATGGAGATTAAAAGAAGAATATTAGGAAATGAGACGCTTAAATTAGTGGATGGATCAGAAAAAGATGTAACAATTTATGCAGTTACTCTTTCTGAAAAGAATCATTTAGCTAGAAAGCATAGAAAGAAAGTTTTATTAGGTACTGGAAATAATAAAACTGTTGATGTAGAAATACATGATGACGAGATTATTAAAGGTATTCTAGATATAGCTTTTCAAGGACAGATAAAGTTTGATGACTTAGATTTTGGTGAAGATTGGGTTTATGACAAATATTTTAACCCTAAAAACTATGTAGGTGGTTCAAAAAACTCCAATACGTCAGGGCAGTTAGAAGTGAAGGAAGATCAGTAAAAGTTGATCCTGACGTTAAAGAAGCTTTTGAATTATATTCGTTTATTAAAGACGGATTTAGTTTAAGAGATTTAGGTTTAAAAGAACTTGATTGGGATTTGTCAATCAAATTTACAAAAATACGTGAAGAGGTTGCACGTTATAATAAAGATAAACAAGAGGAAATGAAAAACAGATAAATGGCAGATTTCGAAATTGATGTTGGTTTTAACACTAGAGGGTTTGAAGCTGTAGCAGGAAGAGGAGGAAGAGGCCCAGATGCTGGTATAAATAGACAACAGGCTGGAACAGGCTTAGGAGAAAATATTGCAGGAGGATTTAGTAAAGCTATAAAAGCTACTGGTGTTTTAGCGGTATTAGGTAATTTAAAAGTAATAACAGACACTTTGCAGATACTTTTGTCTATAATGAATATAGGTATTATTTTATATTTGAAATTTTTATATGAAGTATTTAAAGATCCAAGTAGAGGATTATTAAGTTTTGCAGTAACTTTAGTTAATTTATTCTTAGTAGGTATGCAGAAGTTATTAAGTTTAATCCCAGGTTTTGGTAGTATAATCTCTGAAAAAATACCTTTATTTAGAAAGGACATACTTACTGAAGATTTAGATGCAGGTGTTAACTTATCTAAAGCTTTAAAGAATTCATTTTTAACTGAGGAAGCTTATTTAGAAGAAAAAAATGCTAGAGCAAAAGCTGCTGGGATAGCACAATTAAAAGCATATGCAGCTCAATTATTTGAAGATAAAGCAAGAAAAGAACTAGCAGAAGATTTAACAGAAGATCTTAGAATGAGCTTAGGTCCAGCTTTGACTGATGCAAATAGTGCTATGTTGGAATTTCTAAAGAATTTTCAGAAAGCTGCAAATGATGCTAATAAAGAATTGACAGGTAAAATTGCAAGAACTGTAACACAAAGAGGGTTAGTAAGTACAGCAGATCCTTTAAGTCAGGCTACAGCTGCTGATAGATTGCTTAGGAGAACTTCTGTTCCTGTAGATGCTAGAGCGACTAAAGCTAACGAATATTTAAGAGGTTTATTACAATAAAATGGCAGGAAGTAGTTATATAAGAGTATATTATAATGGAGCTGGCACTGATAATACAGGTAGAAAGTTGTATTTGAATATAGAACCAGTTCAGAGGAGTAAAGGAATCCCTACATCAGACTTTCCAATACCAACTTTAACACCTGATTCAAGGGTATTAATTCCTACAGGCGGTAACCAGGACGATTTTGTATTAAATATAGTATTACAAGAAGAAAGTAGTAAAGTCGGAGCTAACATGTCAAGCTTAGGAAGTGAAACAGATAGAACTGATGTAAGAACAATACAAGAACAATGGGACTTTTTATTTGATGAAATATTAGAAGTACCAAGTTCTACTTACAATGGAGGAGTATTTGCTAAATACGAGTTATATCTAGATTGGAACTCTACAACTTACACTGGATGGTTACAAGGTCAAAGTGCTATCGATAATGAAGAGTTTACAGGTAGGGTAGAAGTAAGATTAACATTTAAGAGAGGTTTGAATCCATTAACATCATTAACATAGAATGGTAACTAACGTATACGAAAAAGGAACTGATTCAACTGATACAGCAGCATGGAATAAGGTTGATAAGATTAATAATAGTGATGTAGATTTTGCTTATGTTAACGTTTCACCATCTTTTAATATTCAGATGAAAGATGAAGTTAATCTTTACGATATAAATGATACTATCATTTTTGCTGGATATGTTAGAAGTATAAAGAATCAAACTTTAAAAGAGACTATAGTATTTGGTTATGATATATTATTATCTGATATAGAGATTCAAAAGAATTTCCAAAATTACAGTCCTGAAGGTATAATTCAATACTGTGTAGAGTTAGCTGGAATGACTTATGTTAGCACTATTAGTAGTGGTTTAACTATAGAACTTTACCCTGCTAAAGATAAAAAGTTAAAAGATATTATAGATGATATGCACAATATATTAGGTACAGTTGGTAGAGTAGATAACAGTAAAAACTATTATTTAGAATATCCTGGTGCAACTTTTAACACTATTACTTTAGAAGTAGGTACTAATTGTGAACTAGATAATGGATGGAATCTTGATACAGAACATTTATGTACACAAGTTAAAGTTATCGGTGCTTTAGAAAACGTACAACTAGATCCAGTTACGTTCAGTGGTACAGGCTCTCAAACAGACTTTGAATTAAACGACATATTTAAGACTGTAAAAGTTGAAGTTGATAGCGGTTCAGGTTTTGTTGAGCAAACCCCTCAAATTTCAGGTGTACAAACTGGTGATTATGAGATTTTGAAAGAGATTAAATTAATTAGATTTGTTTCTGGTTCAATACCTCCATCAGGGACTGACAATGTTAGAATTACATACACTTATGATAGACAGATAGAGTATACAGAAGCAAGTGAGATAATAGCTTCAGATAAAAGTAATTTACATCAAAAAACTCTTAAAAGAGAGTATTTAAAGACTATTGAAGATGTAGAAGCTTATGCTGGAGATTTTCTTGATAAATTTTCTCAACCTTTAATTAACGGAGTAATAAGGTATAACACTCTAAATATCAATTTGTTTAACATAAACCAAAGTATACAGGTTATTGATAATACTAGAAAGGTTAACGGATCATTTGTTAACAAAACAATGGTAATCAAACGTATTATTAGAGAGTTTGGTGCTGAGGGCGCTGATTTATTGATAGAAGTTGGAGAAAATACTGACTTTAGTTTTAACAGAGCAATAGAGCAGGAGTATAGGATTAAGCAATTAGAAGAAAATATCACAACATCAGAATTACTACAGTTCGGAATTAAAACTACAGACTCTCTTACTATGCAATTTGATTCAGATTTTAGTTCTATTGTTAAACGAACTTATGCTAGTGATACTTTTTATTTAGAAGAAAACGCTTCAGGTACTAGAAATCAAATGGTTGAAGCAGGAACAGGCCCTGTAATGAGAGAAGTAGGATATACTGAGACAGCTTTAGACGTACAAAGTTATGTGTTAATTGATGAAGATGATAATACTTTGACAACGGAGGGAGGTGTTATTTTATTAACAGAGCAGTTAAATACTGTAAATGATGGTGTTGTTACAGCTACTTATATGAATAATGCTAGAAATAGTTTATTTAATCAATTTATAAACAATATATCTCATATAGCAGTAGGTGATGATAATACTACACCAGTTGTAACAGATACTAGTTTAGGTAATCAAACTTATATAGAAAGTGCTACAGTTACTCAATCAGGTTTATCAATCACATCTAAAACTGTATTAGAAATTACAGAGAATAACGGTAACACTGTTAAGGAGTTGGGTATATTTGATAGAGAATCATTAGGTAATATGTATACAAGAACATTAACTACAGTAGTTGATAAAGATAGTGATACAGTTATAAGGCTAAGTAATATATTAACATTGAATACTCAGAATACTAATCTTTAAAAATGATGGAGATGATATATAAATAAATGGTAGTAGTTAATTACGCTTTAGAATTAGGAAATTCTGCAGCTTTAGATGCATTTGATGGGATAACTCACATGGCATTTGGTGATGACAATACAGCTATTGATCAAACACAAACTGCTTTAATAAGTGAATTATTGAGAGTGTCATTAAAAAGTAAATCTAAAGATACTGTAAATAATGAGCATACTTTTATTGGAGCTGTACCTATAACTCAATTAAATAGCGATAGTATATACGAGATAGGTTTATTTAATGCTAGTAGTGGAGGGTTAATGGCTGCAAGATTAGTTCTAGATAATGCTATTACTAAAACAAGTAGTGAAGAAATAGTATTTGAATTAAAAATACAAGTAAATACTGAGAATACATAAAATGGCAATTAGGAGTAATTTATTAGGAGGAACTGACTATAGTGAAGAAGGTTTAAAACCTTCAGATCAAAACGGAACAAATGATGCAATTATAGATTTTGCAGGAAAAGGGATAGCACAAAATGCTTATCAGACGTTACAAGCTAACAATGTTTTTGATAATAAAGACTTTTTAGCAGCTGACGAGTTTACAGACTCTGATGGTACAAATGATACAGTAAATACTGGAACTACTACAGCTGATTATGATTCAGAAGGAGATAAATATCAGTTGACAGCTACAACAGGTACAGCTGAGACAACAGGTAATACAACATCATATGATCAACAGATAACAAGTTTTAGTACATCAATATCAATAAGTAATACTGGTTTTTTTAGTACAATTAGATCACAAAATGCTGGTAGTGGTGGTACATTAACAGTAACAATATCAGAGAATAGTGAAGTTATAGCATCTAAAAGTGCATCAGAGGGATCAGCTAATACAGTAACATCAGTTACATTTACAGAATCTGATTATTTAAGATTGTTAAAGTCAGGTCAAACTGCTACTGTATCATTCTCTTCAACTAATGCAGAAAATGTAGAAAATACATTTAGTTACTCAGGTACAGATTTTAGTATTACATCACAAAATGCGCCAGGTCAAGATGGAGGTAGTCCTTATATCCCTTTTGAGTTTACAGATTCTACTTTTGACAGTTCTAAAATATTAGTATGTGACGCAAATACTTTAACTTTAGATGGTACTGAAAAATCTATATTGGTTTATGCACATAAAACAGTTCCAACTAATACTACTTTAACTGTAGACATATCAGATGGGTCTACAACACTATCTGCTCAAGCACTAAATACAGTTATTGATGTAAGTAGCTTAGGAGTTGGAACTCTTAAATTGACATTCAATTTTGCACAGACAGATAGTTCATTAACTCCTAATATGAAAGGTTATGGAGTCTATTTATACAAATAAAATGGTAAAATTAGATAAAATAAAATATAAACATAAAAAAATAAAAGAATTAGATGGTGGTATTTATGATATTTTGGAAGATATTATAGAAGCTATAGATATGTTATTTGAAGAAAATAAACTTGATGAAACTGATAAAGTTAAGAAATTGAAAAAGTTATTCAAATAATAATCTTTATAAACTTTGATCTCGAGAAATATTTATGACAAACATAGGAGCAACACCAACAGAGATACAATGGAACATTACTAAGTCTACAGATTTAGTAGCTTCATTCACAGTAACAGATAGCGCAGGAAGTCCTGTGGATATATCAGTATACGAATTTTATTTTGTAGCTAGAGAAGAAAAGAATGTAAGTTCTACAAAGGTAATAGAGATATTGAACGCTGATATAGCACAATCTGATTCAGGATCAGGTACAACTGATACTTTTACAATTGATTTGACTAATACTTTAACAGATATATGTCAAAAAGTGTATTATTACGAAATCAGAAGTAAAACTATATCATCAACAGATAACGACGTATGGTTTAACGGACCATTAAATGTACAATGGACTGTACAAGATGCGAGGTAGAAAATGGCAGATTATACTGTACAATTAGGATCAACTACAACAAGTCATGAAATACAATTAAATAGTCAGACTATTAATGTAAGTGTCCAATTATCAAGTCCAGTAAATAATGTGTCTGTAACTTTAACTTCAGCTACTAAGAGTTTTTTAAACTTGACAGACACTCCTTTAAGTTACTCAGGTCAATCATTAAAAGGAGTTAGAGTTAACTCTGGAGAAAGTGCTTTAGAGTTTTATACAACTGTAGCAGATACTGATGAAAAAGTTAAAGTAAGTTCTAATGATACAACTGCAGGATATTTAAACGGAAAACTAGTAGCAGGTAATAATATTGTTTTAACTGAGAACAATGATGCAGGAGATGAAACATTTACTGTCGCTGTAGATACTTTAACAGCTTCTGATATATCTGACTTTGATACAGAGGTTAGTAATAATACAGATGTTGCAGCTAATACCACTCACAGAACTTCAGATGGTACTGACCATACATACATTGATCAAGATGTAACCACAACAGGTGATCCAAGTTTTGCAAGTTTAACTGTTGATACTGATACTTTATTTGTAGATAAAGTTAATAGTAGGGTAAGTATAGGAAATACTAGCCCTATAAGAAAATTAAATATTTATGATAGTGGTAATGATGCAAGAATTGCATTTCATACAGCAACAACAGGAACAGGTGCTACAGATGGAACATTGATTGGGCCTACAAGTAATGGAGACTTTTATTTTTGGAATTATGAGAATCAAAATATATATTTCGGTACAAATGGATTTACAAGGATGACTGTTTTAAATAATGGTAACGTCGGAATAGGTACAGATAGTCCTGATGCTAATTTACACATAAAAGAAGGTCCATTTGGAGGTGTTGTTCCAACATCTACTGGTATGACCTTTGAAGCTAGTGGTACATTTTTTGTTAATTTGTTGACACCTAATAATAAATTAGCTATTATAAATTTTGGAGACCCAGAAGATACTGATGTTGGTAGAATAAGATATGATCATTCTACAAATAAAATGGATTTCTATGTTAATGCTGGACAAAGAATGGCTATAGATTCGTCAGGTAATGTAGGTATAGGAACTAATAGTCCTGATACAAAATTAGACGTTAACGGTGCTATAACTCAAAGAGAATTATCATCTGATCCTGCTGATCCTGACGAGGGGAGCTCTGTTGTATGGCAATCTGACGGAACTGGAACAGGTGATGACGGAGATATTGTTATGAAAATAACAGCTGGTGGAGTAACTAAAACAGTAATATTAGTAGATTTTTCAACTTTATAATAAAACTTATAAAGTATAAACTTAATAAAATATTATGGCATACGTGGCAAAAGAGGTCGTGCAATCACAACCAGAAGCAACTAAATACTACGAGCTATTCGTAGAGGAAGCAACTAAAGACGTTAATGATAACGATGTAACTATTTTAAAATCTGTAGGTAAATATAATCTTACTCAACTAGAAGAACAAAAGACTAGATTACAAGAACAAGTAACTGACATTGATGCTAAAATTGCTAAGATTAATGAGTTAAATGGTTAAACAAAATATAGCTGTAGAAGGTTTGGGTACATCTGGACAAGTTTTAACATCTAACGGTGCAGGTGTAGCCCCAACATGGCAGGCTGCAGGTGGAGGTGGAGGCACAGGAGTTGGTTTATTCGAATCTACTGTAGGTGCATCAGGTGCTGATTATAGTACTCTTGGAGCTGCTATTACAGCAGGTAAAACTAGGGTGTTAATTATAGACGATACTACAGAAACAGGTGACATAACAATGCCTGCTAATTTAATTGTAGTAGGTTATGGTAGAGAATCAGTTAATATTAATATGAGTACTTACAAGTTTTTAGATAACTCAGGAGCTAATGATAATTTTATATTTAAAAATTTGAAGATTACATATGCATACACTTCAGCAGGAAATCTATTTTCTGAGAACTTAGATGGATTGCATTTAGAAGATGTACATATAGACAGTAACTCTACAGCTACAGACTGTTGGGCTTTAAGATATACTACATCTCATAAAGTTACAATATTAAATTGTATATTAGATACACCTAATCTTGATGATAGTGGGTTTTTTATTAATAGTAATTCTTTATGTTTTTTGGATGGATTAGTAGTTAACGGTGGAGGATCAAGTAACACTGATGCTGTTAGATTAAGCGGTAATTGTACTAATATAACATTTGTTGGAACGTTTAGTACATCTGGTGTAGCTGCTACATTCACTGGTGGATCATTTTCAAATATATATTCTAATTCTGTGATAGAAATTAATATTGGTACAGTAGCTAACGCAACAGGGTTTTTACTAGGTAATTCAGGTAGTGAGATCAATATACTTAGTAATTCACATTTAAGTAATTTTTACTGCGGTAAACTTACAATGTCATCAGCTAGCAATTCAACAGTCACAGGAGGAGAGTCAGTTAATACATCAACTGCAGTAGCAATTGGTGGTACAAATAATACAATAGGGAATATAAAAGCTATATCTGGATTCTCAATAACAGGAGACAATAACACGTTAACTGGATGTAGAGCTGGAGCTGACGCAGGAGGAGGGTCTAATACTATTACTGTAGGAGCTGCTGCTGATAATACTATTATAGTAGGATGTAGGACTGATGCAGCTATAAGCGATTCAGGAATTGGAACAACTACTGCTGGTAATGTAGTTTATTAGAAAATTATTTAAATTCTAAACTTTTTAATATATTATGGAGGAAGATAAAAAAAAGTCTATATCAAAATATGCTATTTGGATTTTAGCAGTATTAGCAATAGTAATTATTTTGTGTGTAGTATCCATGAAAGAAGAAAGAAATGATAACGTTGTGAACGTTAGTGAAGAAGTTACTCCTGTATTAGAAGTAAATGAGACAGTTCAAGAGGTTTTAGAGCCTGAAACTGAAGAGATTATTATTAATGAGACAGATTCTATTATAAACACTAGTTTGAAACCTGTAAACAATACTAATAATTCTTAATTTTTTAGAAAATTTTTTAAACTTTGAATACGCATAATTCTTATGAATGTTAAAATAATATTCTTCAACTGGGGTAGCTTTTATGGTAAACTAATAAGATTCGCCACTAAAAGTAATTGGTCTCACGTTGGAATTATAGGAAATGAGGATACAGAAAATTATACTGTGTATGAAGCTTTAGACAATGGATTAGTGAAAAATAGCTACAATAAGAAAGATATAAGTGATCTTATCAAAAAGAATAAAGTATTAATAAGGACTATTAAAGTTGATAAGGATTGTAATCTAAGTAAGTGTTGTGATAAATATATTGGTAAACCTTATGACTGGCTCACAATATTTAATATAGGATTTTATTTTGTATTTAGACGTTATGCACTAAAATATAAAGGTCCTAGATACTTAATATGCTCAGAATTTGTTGCGAGAGTACTATATGATTTAGGTTTAAATCTATCTAAAATATTAAATAAACCTTATGATTATATAACTCCTGCTGATATAGAAAAATATATAGAAAGTAAGTATATTACAAAAATAAAGAAAAATGAAAATAGAATTAAGTGAAGAACAGCAAGATGAGTTAAGAGACAATATGGTTTACGAGATACATAAAAATCTTTTAATGCTAAAAGTATTAAAACAAATAAGATTAGAAGAAATGTGGGGAGAGATAAATGAAAGTTAAAAAAGTTAAAAAAAAAGAAGATAGGTATAAAGTTTTAGATGATATAAAAGAGTTATGCGAAGATATTGAAGGTAAAGTAGATTTTTTAATATTAAACAATTCTGACAAATTAATAGCAGAAAAAGAAGATAAAAGTTTAAAAGAGAAAAAAGAGAAAAGAAAAAACATTCGTGAATGGATAAAGTTTGTAGGTATAGGTATATTAATAATATTATACTTAATTCAATATGGTTACAATAAAGAAGTGATTAGTTTGTTATCATTATTGATGGGTGGATAAAGTTTATATACCTATTAAATTATTAATACTTAACCTTTACAAAAAATAATGTAAAGGAAAGGTAAAACCTTTGGTACAAGAAGATACACTATATTTATAATCCATTTCTTATTCTTTTTGATACATTTATAAATTAATAAGTTTTAATAATAATTACCTTTCGGTGTGCATTAGGTGAGGGTCGCCCTCTAAACCGTCAAAATAAGGCATAACTAAACCGGTATCACATTCAGTGAATAAAAGTTAGTAAGTCCTTATTGAGGATTGCTGGGGGGTTTTATATTATACAAAACCTTTTTATTATTCTAAAGTAATACAAACATTTATAAAAAAATAAAATCAGAAGTATAGTATAAACTAAAAGAAATCGTGAGGGATTGGGGAATCCCAAAAGAATAACATCAACTATAGTTTATTCTGTCGATCCTTATTTATAAAACTTACGTATTTCTAGTTTAAAATTAATAAAAATGGATACATTTATTAACGAAGAAATAGAAGATTTAATAAATAGTGCCAAGGGGGGACGTAAGACAGCCCCCCTTGAGGTAAATTTTAAAAAACAAGATTTTAGTAGAGAAATGGATAACATAAATAAGTTATATAACAAACTAATAAACAATACTGAATACTTAAAATGTTTACTAATATTAAGTTTAAAAAAAGTTAGTTGGAAGAAGGAATTAAGAGAGAAATTTGATTGTAGTAAAACTTTAGTAGACTATTTTATATATTACATGAAACAAAATGGTTTTATAGTAACAAAGCAATTGATAGATTTAGATAATATATTATTTGAAACTATAATTAATACTAATCCTAAAGATTTTTATTCACAAAGTACTAAAGTTAATTTAATTACTTTAACTCCTAATGGAGAAGAATTTGCTAAAAGAATATTGGAAGATTGTGTTAAGTTACAAAGAGGAGATATACAGTTTACAATAGACGAAATAAATAATAAAACTAAAGCTTTTAGATTTATTTATAATAAAATATTAAAAAAAGAAAATAAGTTAGGGAGTAGATTGATTGAATATCCAGATGGGACTCTAGTAGAAAGGGTTACTTTGAGACAGATGAAGCTTAATAGAGATTGTGAAAATGCTATGCTAGAATATAGGAAGGAAGTAATAATTAAAAAAGATCCTTCTTCTAACCAAATAGCAATAATAGATAATAAAAAAAAAGAGTTAGCAAAATTAGAAATACATGAAGATAAAAATTTTAAGACAAGATACAATGGTATATATAGTCATTTAAATAGTATTGAGTTAGATAAAATGTCTCAAGGTGTAACTAAGGAAGAAGAAAAGCAAGCAGAAAAAGAGTATAAAGAAGAAGTAAAGAGGAAATTAAATTATTTAAAATACGATAAATATGATTTAAATAAAGTTTTAAATAAAGAATATTTTAGTTATCAAGAAGATAAAATACATCATATAGAATGTATGAACTTGTTAAATAATTTGTAGAAAAATGTGGAGTAAAGAAGATATAATTAAAAGACAAGGTAATGAAGTAATCCTTATAAAAAAAGGCAAAGTAGATAGATATTATAAAGGTAAAATTGATAATACTAGATTTAGGATTAGACATGTTCAGCCTATATCAAAAGATAAGTTATCACTTAAAAGTAATACAAACATTTATATATAAGTATTAACAAGTATAATTACACGTGAGGTGGTTAACAATGAGTAAAGAAAAGAAACAAAGTATTTCAATTATTAATGAGGAAAGAAGGCGTAAGAAGCAAAAGCTAAAAAACTATCTCAAGTGGGTTAATAGACCTGGTAATGTTAGACTTCAAGAAGTTTATAATACTGCTATGGGTTTTGATGAGAAAGGTTGTTATAAACCAGATTACTTTAAAAATGATAAATTTAAATTTGAAGATGAATGATTTAAAAAAGTTAGAGAATGATATATTTGATATTAATTTATCATATATAGTTTTAGAGGAAAACTTTAAGGAGGTAGATTTAGAATGGCAGACAATAAAACAATCTATACAAGTTTAGCAAACATACAACAAGAGTTAAAAGTTCCTAAGACTAAGAATGCTATGGGAAGGTATAACTTTAGAAGTTATGAAGACATTTTAGAGGCTGTTAAACCTATCTTAAAAAAGAATGGATGTTGTTTAACTGTATCTGACGAAATAATACATATTAAAGATGAAGGAGTTTTTATTAATAGTAGTCTAGATAATAAAGGAGAACCAGTTAAAACTAAAGAGAGTTTAAGTAGATACTATGTTAAAGCTACAGCAACGCTTTTTAATAATAAAGGTGATAGTATTACTGTTACTGCTAACGCTAGAGAGCAAAGGGCTAGAGTAGGCCTGGATGCAGCTCAATTAACAGGGTCTAGCAGTTCTTACGCTAGAAAGTACGCATTAGGAGGTTTATTTGGATTAGATGATTCAAAAGATATAGATGAAAAATGAAAGAAGTCAGATTAGAACATATATGTATAAGTTCACCTAAATTTTTCAAAAACAATCAAGTTAAAAAAGCTGCCAAATGGGGACTAGAGATTAATAGGTATAATATACCAAGATATGAAGCATGTTTAAAATGTGAAGGAGTAGAAATGGTTTGCGACAACTATTTCACTATAATAGATTACATTAAATTATAAAATGAAAAAATTAGAATATATATTAGAAAAAAGATTTATTATAAAATTTATCATGATGAAAAAGCAAATTTTAAATTTAAAACAATTTGTAAAGAGGTAATATAGGTACAATTATTTGAAAATGGATTTAATTATAGTTGGTGATAAAAAAGATAAGAAATTTCAAAAATTAGCATTCGAATTATCTTGTCTTGGTTTATTACCTCAATTTAAAAATATTGATGAGATTCATATTAATAATTTAACTTATGAAAAAATTAAAGAATTAATGAATTTAGAATAGTAGGTTAATTTAAAATGAAAAAATTAGAATATATATTAGAAAAACCAGATTTAAAAACTAACAGAAAATCAAAAGAAAAGAGTTTGTATGCAGATACTCTATGTTTATATAATAGAGATCCTGAGATGACATATTCGCAAGTATTAAAAGGATACATGGGATTTCATAAATTAAACATTAACGAAGTATGTTACAATTTAATAGAGTTAGGTAACTATTTGAATAATGTTAGGAATATTAAAAATGGAAAGCAAAAAGGATCTAGAGAAGAAGCTTGTTATAGACAGTTTAAAGAGTAACTCTGAAAACTGGAATGATCATGTATACGATACAACATTACAACTAATTTCAAGACATGTTGATCATAATTATAGAGGAGTTATATCAGCTTACATGAGTTTGCATGATATAACTCTAAGAGATACATGTCATAATATGGGTGTTGTAAGACATTATATAGAAAACAAAAAGTGGTAACAAAAAAGGAAAGAGAAAAGATTGAGGCTAAATATCAAGCCTCTAAAACACCATACGATGATTCTATAAAACAATGTATATTAGAAATACAAAGAACTCAAAATCATTTAGAAAGATTAAAAAGAGCTAAAATTCATTATGAAAGACAAGCTGAACAGTATCAAAGTGAAAAAAATAACAATTAAATCAATAACAGAAGGTAATCATAAAGTTTACTTTAGATTTGAAGAAAACGATTACATCGTTAGTATAGACAAGTATACACAAAAGATAAGTTGTAGTTGTTACAATGGATCAAATTTTGGGATTAATGGAAAACAAATTTGTTATCACAAAAAATACATATTAAATTTATATAAAAATGGAATGGAGCGATGAATTAGTAACATCTGTAAGATATTATTTAAGCTATGGTTATAATACTAATGAAATAGCTAAAATACTAAATAAACATCCTGTTACAATTAGAAGGATAAAAGTAAAGTTAAAAGAATTAATAAAAAATGGTAAGAATAAGATGTAGTGTCCAATTCGAATGTGAAGTAGAAGCAGATAGTTTGGCTGAGGGATCAAGTATTATACATTATAACCTTAACCAACTAGATTTAGAAGATGTAGATATAATTTACATTGATGAGGTGTAAAATAATTAATATAAAATGGATCCAGATACAATTTTTAACGGTATAGAGTTTTATAATATAAAAGGATTCTCGAAATATCATATAAGCAAATGTGGTAAAATATTAAGTGATAAAGGTAAAAGGAAAATTCTAAAACGATGTGACAATGGATTAGGGTATAAAAGAATCAAACTATGTAAAGATGGAAGAGTATATAATATGAAATGCAGTAGATTAGTTGCACAAACTTTTATCCCAAATCCTGAAAATAAACCAGAAGTTAATCATAAAGATTTTAATCGTTCTAATGATTGTGTAGATAATTTAGAATGGGTGTCTAAATTAGAAAATGAGAAACATAAATGGAGGAAGTATAGAATGTTAAAAGTTAAAGCTAAAATTAGAAGTGAACTTAAAGATGAAACAGAGCTAACAGTTGAAGAACAAGTAAATCATGCTATTAATAGTAGTGATAATATGGCACAATTAATAGATATGTTAAGTAATATTAATTATGAAAATTAAAAGTATATTAAGAGTTTAGTAGATTATTATATGAAAACAATAAATAAAAATGGCAAAAGAAAAAGGATTAATTAAAACAGATAATGTAGGAGAAAAACAGTCTTTTAACTGGATTAAAGAGATTTTTAGCAAATTAAATAAAGATCCTTTAAACGTAAAAGAAGAAGAGCATACAGCTATAAGTGAAGTTATAGAGAAGTTAGAAAAAAAGTATTACAAATATAAGAACTTTTATAAGTTTATTAAACCTAAATTAAGTAGTAAGCAAAAAGATGATTATATTGAATACTTGGAGGAGTAATGTGTATATTGCATCTTATACGAAGTAAAATGGAAGATTATACATATTATTGGTTATCAGAACATGGTAAATATGAATTAGAGAGAAATCAATCATATATAAATTTAATAATTAATGAATCAAATAAAAA